GCTTCTTCAGCTGTGATTGCAACCGTTGGCGCAACCGTAATCTTTGGAATCTCAAAGCTCATGCCTGCATCTGGCAAGACACCGCGAGAGATTGCATCAATTGATGGGCGCACTAATGTTGAAAGACCGTTGATAACCTCGGTCAATTGGCGTGTAGGAATAAGACCAGCGTTGTCGGTGGTGTTATCTGCTGCCGTAATGTATTGGCGCGCATTGTCATCGCCAAGAGTTGCGCGGATTGAGTTCTCCAGATATTTCGCTGGTGTGACCTCAATGCGTGGCTTTGTGTAGAACGCAGGGCGAGCATTTGCTTGCACCTGCAAAGAAGCTTCCACCGTTTCTTCAACGGCAGGAGCGTTTTGAACGGTAGTGTCTTCCACTTGTTCTCCTTCGGTCGGGGTTGATACATCTGAAACCTCTTTGGCTTCAGAATCTTTTTTGTCTTCTTCATCGCTGGCTGCAACATCTGTGACACGCGCTGATCGCACTGCTGGCTCTGTCACTAAGCTGACTTCAACTAGCTCACTCTTACTAATTACCATTGCGCCATCTACTGTCTCATAATCATCGACTGCAACGCCTACTGAGAAGCCATCACGCAAGCCAGACATTGCTTCTTCAAGTGCATCTGTGCCAGCTGTGGTATTTGCAATCTTAAATGTCGCATCTATGCCGACATATTTGCCGTCTTCTTCAACTTCGTCCATTGATAAAGTCATGCCAATAGGTCTAGTGCGGTCATGCTCTAAATTAAGCTTGACTGATTTGATTGGAATAGAGCCAGCCTTGAATATCGTGCGACCTGCGCTAGTCACTGCGACTTCATCAAATGTCACAATGCGCCCAGATATTGTGCGAGCATTTGTATCGGCTGCCGTGATTTTTAGTGGCACTTGTATCTTCATCGAATCATGTCCTCTTCTCTTCGGATTTCTTCAGGTGTAATTGCGCCAATGCCTGCAAGAATTTGATAAACCTGCGCGCGCTCTAGTGGATTGCCACGCAAGAATTCGCCAAAGTTGAAGCGCGCATATTGTCCAGCAGGCAGGAAGTCACTCATGCTTAATCTTTGCTCAATAATTGTCATGACTGGCTTTAAGCTGTAATCAATTAGGTCGCGCCTCTGATTGATTGCGTTGCTATAAGTGTTTGACATCGGATCAGAAGACGCGAACCATGCTGGAATGCCTATTGCTCTGCAAAGCTCTAAGGCTATGTATTGTCTGGCTTCATTCATCTGCATTTCAGATGGGTTAAAGCCTAGTTTCTCCAATACCACATCGGCATTTAAGAATGCAGTGGCTCGCTCTTTGCGCGCTCTGCTCCAAGAATCTAAAAGTGTGCGAATGCGATCTGCTGGCATCGCTGTGCCATTTGTCTTCATAACTGTAAGTGGTGCTGGCTCTCTGGCATAATTTAACGCCGTGCGCTCTAGCCAAGCGCCTGCCTTAATTGTCTGACCTGCACGATTTAGCAATCCTTCGTCCATGCCCATAAATACTTTAATGTCCTGATTAAGCACTGCCATGCCGTCAATTGCATAACCTGTTATCTCTGTGCTGCGCGCATTTGTCTTTACGGTCACGCGTGTCGGTGCAATTCTTTCGGCAGCTCTAACGCGCCCATCTTCAGCGTATCTATCTATTACTCTCAAATATGCGTAGCCATAAAAAATAATATCTTCGGCAATCCATGACCAGACATTCGCTCCCGGCACTCTTGGATCAGGTTGATTGATAACTCTTGGCGGCTCAATTCTTGTCTCTGTTGATTTCTGCCACACATCAATATAAGTGCTGGCGACCGTGCTGCAAATAATGTTGCGAGCGCGAGCAAGTGTTGGCACAGCCATAGCTTCTTCTCTAAGTGCTGTGGTAGATGTTGCAAAGTATGATGCAAATGCATCAAATGAATTCATCGGCAGAAATTCAGCTGCCGTGACTGGCGCAGGTAGAGCTTTAGGCGCTCCTAATACAAATTCACGGAATCCCATGCCCGAATTGTCGCGCTCTTATACGCCTAGCCAATGAGAATATCTACTTCTGTCTCTTGGCGTGTCGCAAAGTGTGTCACTAGAGCGGCTGCGACTGTGGCACAGACTGCGACTTTCGAAGCGCGCCGACCTATGACCCATGCGCCATCGCCATAAGGCAATTTTGAAGCTGAGAGAATTTGCTTTGTGAATTCGGGCTGACCTTTATGGCGCAGGCGATTTGAGACCACAGCCGATAGCAATTGATCACAGCTCATCGCATATTCAACGCCGTCAATGTCTGTCGTTGCAATACCTGCTGGAGATAAACGCATCGCCACAGCTGAAGCCGTGCGCTTGGAATAGACCACAGATTCCAGCCCTGTAAAGCGCCTAGCATAAGGCGCAATGTCATTGGCGATGGTCTTATCGTCTAGCGATACAGGATTGTGCCAAGTGTGGAGAAGCTGGACAAAGAACCTTTCATCGTCAATTCTTTGAGCTGCAACCAGAGCCCCATGACGGCGATCAGGGCTAAGGTCTATCCCTAGCCATGTGGTCTTGCCTTCGTCCAGCTTCAACGATGTGTCTTCGCAATCTGCCCATTCTTGCGTAGGAATTGCAGGATTGATGGAATCGACCCATCGACATAAGACCTCGGTGCGAAAGACATCTGGCGCATCATGTGTTGCCGATGCAATGTTGTCGATGTGAATAGTGCGACCCATTGACGGATTTGCATGCTTCCAATTCTCTAGATTGTGAATGTCATCGGTCGGAGCGCTCCATTCAAAGTAGCCAATGTCATCTGTGCCTGATCCTGCCGATGCCTGCAAGCCGCGCTCTCTCAGTTGATTAAGAATTACAGAATGGCTATCACCTGCATTCGATAAAGTCCAGACCTGAGGATTCTTAGCCGCCATCATCGTGTATTTCATAGATGACCACGCATCTAGGTCTTTGTGCTCTCTTAATTCGTCCATAAAGACCGTCTCTGGCTTAGATATACCTCGCGCAGCACTATTGGCAGCCTTAACCATATAGCGCGAGCCATGAATCGTCTCAACTTCTTCAGAGCCATGCGCCCAGCGAATCTTCTTGACCTGTTTAGCAAGCTCATCATTGCCTTCGATGATATTGACTAAGTGCCTAAAGGTCTCTAGCGATGTCGTAAGCCTATGAGCTGAGCCGATTTGCAGTGAATCTTTTTGCACAAATAGTCCCCAGAGAATCCTAGAGATCATTAATGTGCTCTTACCATTCTGCCTCGCTACGACCGCGCAAATCAGTGGGAAGTGGAATCTGCCATCGCGCTTGACTCTCATTGCCTGCACTGCGAGATATTTTTGCCAGCCCATAAGCTCTAGACCGCATTGAGCGCTAAAGTCAATCAGTTCCCAGCCTCTTGAGCGCAGATTTGGGACTTTAGATTGAATTCTTGGCTTCATGTAGCCAAGTTCCACACCTCCTAATCCCGATGCGCCCTGAATCAAGCGGAGGTCAGCCATGTGATACCGATTCAGTCTGAGCTTGGCTTGAACTGGTTTGGTCTGCTCGGTTTCGTGGTGAAATTAAACCATGCGGGGTCGGAGGTGTCCTATCGCTTAAAAAAAAGCCCCTATGTGATTTATTTCTTCCAATGTTGCAGTTATTGCACAATACACGCAGGTTATCTAGATGATCTGTGCCGCCCTTAGATCGCTCAACTATATGATCAATGGTTAGGTTGTGTTCAGATAGACAAGTCGAGCAGTAGCGACCATCTCTCTTGAATACCATCTCCCTTATCTTGCGCCACTGTGATGTGCTACCAGTCTTACGCAGTGATGATGACACTAATACCAGCCCCTTTTATATGATGATGCTAAAGCCCCATCACATATCTGTCCATCGTATCTAGCATCAATGTATTTAAGTGTAGCTCTTATCTGTTGTCTAGGTGTTAGGTCTCTATACCAAGTTGATCGCATTTGTCCTAGTCCATAGTGTGAGCCATTGACAGCCCAATATCTCCATGATGATTCTCTATGTATAAGCTCTACAAAGCATGTAAATTCATTCCAATCATCTATCAAATTATGTGCATAAAGTTTTAGATTCATTTGATGATTAGCATTTGCATTAGCTGGTGTATGTATAAGTGCGAGAGCCGCAAAGGCTAAGAGCATAGAGAGCCCCCCGATGCGTTTGCTTAGCGAGCTAACACGCGAAGCGGCTCGCGCAAGCCCTCGGAGCATAGCGAGGCTGTCAAGCATGAGCGTGAAGAATTGAGAGTTTCTAGACATATCGGACAT